ATGAATTTAAAAATTCAAAAGGTGAAAAAATTGTAGATTTATATTTCAGACCATTAACTAGATACGATAGGCAAAAAGCCCAAAGTGCTACTGGTACAGATGAAGCCCTTGTTGTTTCAACTCAATTACTTTGTCAAATGGCAGAGCTTGAAGATGGAACAAAAGCTTTTAGTATGGCAGATGCACCAAACTTACAAAGGGAACTACCTGAAAACGTATTAAACGAAATAGAACTGTTTTTGTTTAATATAAAACTTGATACAGATACAGCAAAAAACGATTAAAGCGAGATAACTGGTTCAACTTTGAGTTTTTTCTCGCAACAGAATTAGGTAAGACATTAAAAGAATTAAGACAATTAATTACACAAGAAGAGTTAATATATTGGGTTGCTTATTACGAAAATAAACATGAAAATGAAAAAAGAATGCATCAAAGAGCAAAAAACAGGTAGTATATAATTAATAGATTTTTCTTTAACTTAAGTGGCCGAAAGTATAGTTACCTTAAGAGTTGAAGCAAGAAATGCAATATCTTCTTTAAATAAAACTTCCCAAGCAACAAAGACGTTATCAACTTCAGCAAAAGGTGCAACTACATCTTTAGCTGCAACATCAACCGCAGCAAAAGGATTAGGTGCTTCATTAGCTGCTTCACTTGGACCCTTAATTACTGTTGGTGCTGCTGTTGCAACTGTTAGTAATGCAATAAGAACCTTTTCTGATAGGGAACGAGATATAACAATTCTTACACAAGGTTTAGTCAATTTAGGTGAAGGAACTGCTGCATTAAATGAATTACAAGAAGCAGCAAATAGATTAGGAAACCAAACTTTATTTAATCAAGAAGAATTTACAAGAGGTTTTAATTTGTTAACAAGTTTTAGAAATATAGGTGTTGATTCATATTCAAGAGTTGCTCAAGCAGCAGCAGATATTGCTCAAGTTAACCAAGTAGATGTCACTACATCATTTATGCAATTAGCAAAAGCATTGCAAGACCCAGAGAGAAATTTATCCAATTTAAATAGATCAGGTATTGCTTTTACTAAAACACAAACAGATGTAATTAAAGAGTTAATGAAAACTAATGAAACAGCTAAAGCTCATGCCATGATTTTAGGTATTGTTGAAGAAAGTTATAATAAATTATCACAAGCTGCTGCAGAAGGCTTTGCTGGTGAAGTTGATTCATTAGGCGAAGCGTTTCGTGACTTTTCAGAAACATTAGGTAAGGCACTTAACCCTGCTTTAATTGCAGCTACCCAAGGATTAACAGCTTTGATAACTGCTGCTGATAATCTTTTAAAATCACCACTAGGAAAAACTGCAGCAATTTTTGCAGCGATTGCGCTTGCGGCTAAAGGCATTGCAATAATTATTCCTGTTGTAACCTCAGGATTAATTGCTTTGGCTGCTGCAGGAGGCCTTGCTACTGTAGCCTTAAACGCATTACCTTTTGTGGCAATAACAACTCTTGTCGGTGGTTTTGTTACTGCAATAATCGGAGCAACACAAAAACAAAGAGATTTTAATAAAGCATTGAAAGAAGGTGATGAGCAAGCTTTAAAAGGCGAATTTAATAGATTATTTATTGAAAGACAAAAGATTTTAGCAAGATTGGCTACAGCGCAAGAAAACAATAATAAAAGAGCTATTAATTCCTTAGAAAGACAACTTAATGTAAATCAAAAATCAATAGATCCTATAAAAGAACAACTAAAGATCACACGGGAAACTGCAAACCAAAATCAAATTATTGCAGATAAAAAAGAAGAACAAAAAAACATTCAAATTGAAATTAATGAACTTGAAGAGGCTAATAGAAAAAAAGCACTTGAATATGAACAGGCTGAGATGGATAAAGTTGCAGCAATCGGTGAATTTATAGATAGTCAAAGTGATTCTTTAGCATTACTAAGAGCGCAAATTAAAGGTAAAGGAGAGCAGGTTGCACTTGAACAATCAATAAATAATGCTGTTAAAGAATATGGAGAGGAATACAGGGACATTATTACAAATTATCTAACTGCAAATGAAGAACTTAAAAACCAAAAAGAAAGCATTGACAAAAACAAAGAAGCGGCTGAAAAACTTAACGAGCAATATAGACAAATAGGAGAAGAAACTAGACAAGGTTTAGTTGAAAATTTAAGAGAGGCAGTAAATGGTAGTCAAACTTTAGGTCAAGCACTAGGTAATGTTTTAAATAATTTAAAAAATAAACTTCTTGATATTGCACTTGATAAGGCTATTTCTGGAATTGGAAATATATTAGGCGGTGGTAAAAAAAGCGGTGGTGGTTTTGGTTCTTTCTTAGGAGGATTATTTGGAAGAGCAAGCGGTGGCCCTGTATCTGCTGGTGGTGCTTATGTTGTAGGTGAGCGTGGCCCTGAGATTTTGCAGATGGGTTCTAAAGGTGGCAATATAATTCCAAATAATAAGATGGGAGGTGGCACTGTAAACAACATTACTGTTAATGTAGACGCAGCGGGGAATCAATCAATGGGAGGAGGGGAGATGCAAGGTCAACAACTAGGACAACTTATTGCTTCTGTTGTTCAAACAACTATCGCTTCAGAGCAAAGATCAGGAGGTTTACTTAATCCATAATGGCAACTTTTCCTTCTATCACTCCCACTTATGGGATGAGAAAAACCAGCAAACCAAGAATCAGAGTTTCACGACTTGGTGATGGGTATGAAAATAGAGTCTTATTTGGCCTTCCTAATCATCAAGATCCAAAAGAATATGCTCTTACTTTTAACGTCTCTGAGACTGAATCAGATGTGATTGAGGGCTTTTTAAGAAGTAGGGTTGCAGATCAGGCAAGCTTTACTTTTACCCCACCAGCAGAAGGGTTCACAAAAACAGGTACTTATGTTCAATCAGGAACAACCATAACAATTACAATTACAAATCATGGGGTAGGAATAGGTGATGTTTTAACAATAGATTTTACCTCTGGAGCAACAGATGGCTCTTATGCTGTTTCTTCTTCTGCTGATGCAAATACTTTCACTGTCACAGCCGCTTCAAGTGCAACAATTACTGAGACTGCTGTATCAATAACTTTATCTGGGGCAAGCCAGTTTGTTTGTGATTCTTGGACAAAAAGTATTCCTTACAATAATAGAGCTATTATAAATTGTTCATTTCGAGAGGTATTTGAACCATAAATGGCTAATCCTGTTTCTGAGTTACAACAAAGAATCAATAAATCAATTATTGAATTATATTCTCTTGAATTAAAAGCTGATGTTCATTATACAAAAGTTGCAAAGACAGATATAGCGTATTCGCAGTCAGGCACTACAATCACAATTACATTAAATTCTCATGGGTTCTCTGTTGGTCTTATTTTAACTCTTAATTTTACCACTGGTAATGGAATTGATGGGATTTATACCATTCAAACAGTTGCAACAAACACTTTTACTGTCACAGGTACAACCTCACAGTCCACAAGCGGTAACGTATCTTTTAATGTAAACGCAACCATGGCAAATCCTACTGTTTATTTATTTCATTCTGGCAATAATCTAAAAGATAAAAATGACTTGATATGGCAAGCTAATACTTATTCAAAAATGCCAGTTACGTCAGATGGTTATTTATATTCTGGAAAAGGAAAACTACCAAGACCAACATTAACATTTTCTAACATGTTGGGAGTAATAACTGCATTAATGCAATTAGTAAACCAAACAACTGCATTTTGTGACCTACAAGGTGCAAAAATTATTCGTAGGCGTACAATGGGTAGATTTTTAGATGCTGTTAACTTTCCAAGCTCTGTTAATCCTTATGGAACTCCTGATCCTTCGGCAGAATTACCACAAGAAATATATTTTATTGAAAGAAAAGTGACAGAGAATAGAGATAATGTACAATTTGAATTAGTTAGTACTTTTGACTTAATTGGTGTAGGTGCGCCAAAAAAACTTGTTACAAGAGCCGATTTTCCTTTGGTGGGTACATTACAAAATGCTTAATATGAATTGGAAAGTTGAAGCTGAAATTTACGCAAAAGCCCAAGCTCCCAAAGAGTCTTGTGGTATTTATACACTTATAGATGGAAAAGAGAAATTTTGGCCTTGTAAAAATATTGCTCAAGATCAAGAAAACTTTTTTGCTTTAGATCCAGAAGATTGGGCAGCTTGCGAAGATCGAGGTGGTCAAATACTTGGTGTTTTTCATAGTCATCCAAAGGGAGATTCTAAATTATCTAAAATTGATATGATATCTTGCGAGAGCATGGGGTATCCATATTTTATTTATAGTGTTGAATTAGAAACATGGAATGATTACAAGCCTGATTGTTGGCAAAAACCAAAGCCAAAAAAAGATATTGAATTAATAAATTCATCAGAACTTAAAACAATAAAAGTATATGGAAAACTTAAAGAATTTTTAGGGCAAAGTGTTTTTCAAGCTGCTGTGAAAACACCTTTACAAGCAATGAGTTTTTTAAAAGCAAATTTTGCTGGTATAGAAAAACATATGAATAAACAAATTTATAGGGTAAAAATGGGTAGCAATTCTGTTGCTGATAATCTTTTAAATATGTCTGGTCAGGGTGATATTCAAATTATTCCTGTAGCTATAGGGGCATGGAATCCATTTAAATGGGTAGGCGATGTAGTTTCTGGGGCAGTTAATCTTGTAGGTGATGCTGTTAATTGGGTTTCTAATAATATTCTTACAGTCGGATTAACTCTTGCTACTGGTGGTCTTGGTGGTTTATTAACAACTATGGGAACTAATTTATTAATGAGTGGAGTTTCTTCTTTATTATCACCATCTAGGCCGTCATCTTCAAGTTCTTCTGTTGGCGACACAGATCCAAATATAAGAGGATCTTATAATTTCAATGGGATTCAAAATATAAGTACTGCTGGGGTTCCAATTCCGATTATGTATGGTTTAGTTTTTACTGGATCTATTATTGTCAGTTCTGGAATTGACACAGCACAAATTGTAAAGGAACTTTAAATGCCTTTTTTACCTAACGAAGAATTAGTTAGAACTATTATTGACCCTGACATGGTCGAAGGAGGGTTGCGAAGTAAACAATTTGCAACTGTTATTGATTTACTAGGTTACGGAGAAATTGATTCAATTTTAGATGTTGGTGGCTCTGGTACTGATACTTTTAGAAAAAATATTTTTTTAAATCAAACTCCATTAATGAATCCTAATGGTGATGATAATTTTCAAAATGTAGCTGTATTTTTTAAAAATGGTGCTTCAGATCAAACAGCTATACCACAAATCCCAGAAACACTCAATACTGTTCCTGTGGGAGTTGCAGTAACAAAATCTTCCTCAGTCTCAAGAGCAACAAGCTCAACACCTTTTAATATTTTAAGAATTGCTATACAGTTTCCAGCGTTGCAATTCTTTGATACTAATGGAGATATTAGAGGAACTGAAGTTGAATTAAATATAAAATTAACTGGTGCAACTGGTACAGTTTTCACACCTATAACAGGTGACAAGATAAGTGGAAAAGCAACAAGTCCTTATATAAAAGAATATGAAATTACATTTGGTGCTAGAACTCCTTTTGCTGATTCAAATTTTCCATTAACAATAACTGTTGAAAGAGTTACAGATGACAGTACTGAAAGCAAATTGCAAAATGCAACTAATTTTCTATCGTTTACAGAAGTTCTTACAGATAATAGAGCATATCAAGGGTTTGCTTATGTTGCATTAAGATTTAACGCTCAAGAATTTCAATCATTTCCGACTCGAAAATACAGGGTAAAAGGAACAAAAATCAAAGTTCCGCATGGAACAACAATTGACTCAGACAATGGCAGGGTAATTTATCCATCTGATTATACATTTAATGGAACTTTCAAAACAGATAAAGAATGGTGTTCAGATCCAGCTTGGATTTTATATGACATTTTGACAACGGATAAAGGTTTTGGAGGCACTGATGGGCTAATTGATGAAGATTCTCTTGACGTATTTTCTTTTTATTCTGCAAGTGCTTATGCCAGTGAATTAATTACAGATCCAATAACAGAAACAACTGAGCCACGTTTTTCATGCAATGTAATATTAAATCAAAGGATGGATGCTTATACATTAATTAACGATCTTTGTTCAATAATGAACGCCATGCCTTTTTATGGTGTTGGAACTTTGCAAATTGCTCAAGATAGACCAACAAACACAGCTACTAACACAAGTGATCCTGTATATATTTTTACTAATGCAAACGTCACAGCAAATGGTTTTACTTATCAAGGAACAGGTCAAAGAACAAAGTTTACAGAAGTTGAAGTCTCTTATTTTGACAATGATACTCAACAAATTAATTATGAATTAATAACAACAGATCAAATTACAACTTTATCTGATGCTGTTTCTAAATTTGGTAGAACTAGAAAGACTCTTAAAACTTTTGCTTGTACTTCAAGAGGTCAAGCAAACAGACTTGGGAGATGGTTTTTATATTCAAATTTAAGAGAATGTGAAGTTGTAAGCTTTACCACAACTATTGAAGCTGGTGTAGTTATAAGACCTTCAGCGATTATTGGGATAGCAGATTCTATGAGGGCTGGTATTAGAAGAGGAGGAAGAATTAACACAGGCAGTTCAACCACTCAGATAATTGTTGATGATGAAAACAATACAGATTTAACAATAGAAAATTCAGCAACACTTTCTGTAATTCTTCAAGACGGAACAATGGAATCTAGAAGTATATCTGCAATTTCTGAAAAAACAATTACAGTTTCTTCAGCATTTTCTTCAGTGCCACAGGCAAACAGTATTTGGGCTATTGAAAACACTACAACTGAGTTTCAAACTTATCGTGTTTTATCAATTAATGAGAGTAACTATTGTGAATATCAAATTACAGCAACTATACACGATACAAACAAATACACCCAAGTTGAAGATCCAACCGTTGCTGCTGATCCTAGGAATATAATTACTTTACTAGATGAAAAACCATCTCCAAGCAACCCTGCTGCTGTTGAACAAATTGTAGTTTTAAATAATCGTGCAGTATCTAAAATATTTGTAACATGGGAACCTGTTTTAGGTGTAAAAGAATATCTTATTGAATTTCAGTATGAAAACGAGAACCCTGAGAGACAAAGAGTTGCAAGGCCAAGTTTTGAATTATTTGAATCAAGATTAGGAACTTATACTTTTAAAATAAAATCATATAATGCCTTAGGTATTTTAAGTTCCACAACTTCTAGTATTGATTCTTTTCAAGCTGTAGGAAAAACAGAACTACCAGAAGATCCTACAGGTTTAACCTCTGAACCTGTTTCAGATAACTTTATACGACTACGATTTAACCCCTCTACTTCAGTTGACGTAACTCACGGAGGAACTATTTCAGTCAGGCATACCAGTGATACTTCAACAACTGCGAGTTTTGCAAACTCAACTGAAATAATCCCACAACTTTCTGGAAATATTAGTGAAACATTAGTCCCTGCATTATCTGGAACATATTCAATTAAATTCATTGATGATGGCTCACGCAGATCAGCAAATGCAGCAAAAATTATTGTCACGAAACCCGATCCACAACCAAATCAAATAATTGCAACAAAAAGAGAAGATCAAACAAGCCCACCCTTCAATGGCACAAGAGTAAGAACAGTATTTAGTGATGAATTTAATGGCTTAGTTTTAGATGGTACTGCATTTTTTGATAATGTAACTGATGTTGATGCTTTAGCTAATTTTGATTTCTTAGGGTCTGGAATAGTTTCACAAGGTTTTTATACTTTTGTTGATGATTTAGATTTAGAAGCAGTTTTTAATTTATCTCTGATCAGACATTTCAAAACAGCAGCTATTGTTGTTTCTGACTTATGGGATTCAAGAGTAACACTTGTGGATGCAATGCTAGATTGGGATGGTACGCTGGCAGAAGATGTTGGAGCAAAACTACAGGTTGCCACTTGTCAGGGTGTGCCTACTTCATCACTAGCAAGTACTTACAGCCAATCACAAGATTTAATTACAATCACAAGGTCATCACATGGTGCTGTTGTTAATGATCAAGTTTTAGTTGATTTTACAAATGGAAATGCTACAGATGGATTTTTAAAAGTTGCATCTGTAACAAATGACAATGTTTTTGTAGCGGAAGCTGTTCGTGTATTAGCAGAATATGAAGTTGTAGATGCTTCCACAGGTGAAATACAATTTTTCACTACAGGAGATCATGGAGGTCTTGTTGCAAATGACACAGTTAATTTAAGAGTTTTAACTGGTAACCTTACAAGTGGAGACTATACAGTTGGATCGCTTTTATCTTTAGGTATTGTAAAAATAACAACTTCATCAAACAATTCAGTTACATCTGGTACTGTTGAATTTATAAAAGTCAAAGATAATTCTGGCAATAATGTAACTACTAGCGGAGACTGTAATATTTCAAGTGCCTTTAGTCCTTTTAATATCTTTGCTAATGGTGAATATAATGCTAGAGGATTTAGATTTAGGGCAGAACTGTTTTCCGATGATCCTGATGAAAATATAGAAATTGATGAACTAGGTTATACCGCAAGCATAAAAAGAAGAACTGAAACTGTTAATACTGCTATAGCAAGTGCTTGTGCCACTAACAGCGCAGCCAAGACAGTGAGTTTCGGTAATAGTTTTTATACCGGTACCAGTGCAATAAATTCTTCAACTACTGCATTTTTGCCAACAATAGGGATTACTCTTGAAGGTGCTGTTTCTGGTGATTATTTTAAAATTACATCTGTTACAGGTACACAGTTTGTAATTGAAACAAGGGATTCAAGTAATGCTTTTAAGGATCTAAGTTTTAAATATACTGCTGTTGGATTTGGTAAAGGTGTTTAAATTATGTTAATAAGCTATCCTATAATTATATAAAAAAGTGATGTAATGACTAATCAAAATGACTTTGTTATAGATAATGGAACAGGACTTGCCGTAAGGACTGATATTCAAGATGCTTTGCAAGCCTTGGCTGGAAATAGTAGCGGTAATTCAGAGCCTTCTGTGAAATATGCATATCAATGGTGGGCTGATTCTAATGCCGCAGTAATGAAGCTTAGAAACTCTGCAAATGATGGATGGATAGAGTTGTTTCAACTAGATGGTACGTTAACTCTTGAAGATGGATCTGCAAGTACACCAGCACTAGCTTTTAGGGACGATTTAGCCACTGGAATTTACTCTGATGCTGCTAATACTTTTAATGTTGCGACAGCTGGTGTTGAAAGGATGCAGTTAGGAAGTGAAACTGTATTTAATGAAACTGGGGTAGATGTAGATTTTAGGGTTGAAGGTGATACAGATACCAACTTACTTTATGTCAACGCAGGGGAAGATAGAGTTGCTATTGGTGCAAATACTGTTCCTACTGGTTTTAAATTAGCAGTTAATGGTGATATTACTTTAGGAGAAGCAAGCGGTACTGATAATACCTTTATTGACCAAAAACAAAATGGTGCTTTGGAGCTTATTAATAGTGGTATAGGGTCTAATAACGCAGGCATGATTCGTATTAATAGATATAATGATATTTCAGGTGGTACAACAGCTTTTAGAGATACTACAATTTATAACGGAAAAAACTCACAAATGTTATTTGTTGATGGTAGTGCAAGCAGAATTGGGATTGGTTCGGGTGCAACCTCACCTAGTTTTATGCTTGATGTACAACACGCAACTGATAATTGTTTGAGGCTTGGTAATACAAATGATGGTGCACATGGCGATGTTTTTGCTGCAGTAGTTCTTGGTTCGGGATATTATCACAAGGCATATATGGCAGCCCATTCATGGGAGTTCTATGTAAATGGAAGTAGCCTTGTAAAAAGATTTGAAATGCAATCAGGTGGAGATTTTAAATTAAATGATGGTAACGTTGTTATTGGTGCTGCTGGTCATGGTATTGACTTTAGTGATAACAGCAGTGCTCCATCAGGTTCAAATATTAGTGAACTTTTGGATTATTACGAAGAAGGTACATGGATACCTGTACTTGGATCTAGCGGTGGATCTGCCGCAGGTAGTGGAACTTATACTAATCAACACGGTACATATACTAGAGTAGGTAACAATGTGAATATTCGCTGTTATCTTGGCTGGAATAGTGACTTTACTGGAGCCGGTGGAAACTTTGCAATCGCCCTTCCTTACACTGCAAATAATACTGGCACTAACCAAACTACATATGCTGCAATTAATATTGGTTTCATGAAACACTCTAATGGTGCTTTAACTTCTGCTAATCAAAAAATAGGAGGTTATGTGAGTGGAAGTAATGTATTATTTTACAAAATACCTACTGGTCAAGCTAGTTCTGATTTAGGTGGTAATATTACAAACGCAACATGGTCTGAAAGTGATGGATATGTACAATTTAATGTGGATTTGAGAGTTTAAATATAGTTACTATTGTTCCGTAGCAATAAAGGTTTTGTTAGACCGAGCTATGTCTTAAAACTAAGCCTAAACCTGTTTTAATCGGAGATTAATCCTAATGGCACTAGCCGAATCAATCGAATACGACAAGATAGAAGTTGTCGGTTTATACAAAGCGGTACAAGTCCGTAAAGCAACAGTCATTAAAAAAGATGGTGTAGAACTTGCAAAGTCTTTTCAGAGGTATGTATTACAAGCTGGTACGTTGGATGATTCTGATAATTTTGTTGACAA